CACGAGGGGGTGAAAATGTGGCTAAGAAAAACGGTGCAGAAGTGATTGAATTTCCGGTCGAAGATAGCCGGACTTCGGCGACGGAAGAGAAAGCTAAGAAAATTAAGGCCGAGCTGACGAGACTTAAGAAAGTTTTCAAGGATTTGCCGGAAGATAAACGCAAGATCGTCGACGGGCTGATCCAAGAGGCTGCGTTTATGCGGGCCACGCTCGAAGAGACGCGGGAGATCATTGACCGCGAGGGCGTCATCGAGCTGTTTGAGCAGGGCGCGCAGCGGTTTTTGCGCGAACATCCTGCCACGAAGGTTTACGCATCGCTGGTAAACCGTTATTCCGCGGTCATCAAACAACTGATCGACCTTCTCCCTGACAGCAAAGGAGCTGACAACGGCGCCGACGAGCTGATGGAATTCGTGAAGAAGCGAATGCGCTGAGGCGCCGGGGCGCCATGGAAAACTACATCCTTCAGTACTGGCAGAAAATCAAAAATGGTGAAGTGGCTGTCTCCAAGCGGGTACGCCAGCAGTATGAGAAGATTGTCCACGAGATTCACAATCCACGTGATCCGTGGGTTTTCGATCTGGAGCGGGCGTCGGCGCCGATTGAGTTCATTGAGCGATTTTGCAGACACTCCAAGGGTAAGTGGATCGGCCAGCCCGTGAGGTTGGAGCTCTGGCAGAAGGCCATGCTTCAGTCGGTGTTCGGCTTTGTTCACAAGGAGACGGGCTATCGGCGGTGCCGAGAGTTCGTTTTGCTGGTCGGACGCAAAAACGGGAAGTCGACTCTGCTGGCGGGTATCGGGCTGTACATGCTCATTGGTGACGGTGAAGGTGGAGCGGAGACGTACTGCGTGGCGACCAAACGCGATCAGGCGCGCATCGTTTTTTCCGAAGCCGTCAACATGGTCAGCCAGTCGCCGGCCCTGCGGAAGCACCTGAAGAAGCGCAAGACGGACCTGTACTTTCCGGTGGCTTTCGGGAAGTTCGAGCCACTGGCCAGCGAGTCCAATAGCCTGGACGGCCTAAACAGCCATTGCGTCATCATCGACGAGCTGCACGCCATCAAGGACCGCAATCTATACGACGTTATGCGGCAGTCGATGACGGCCCGGACGCAGCCTCTCTTGGCGATGATCACGACGGCGGGCTTCGTCCGGGAGTGCATTTACGATGATATTTACGACTACGCTTGCCGGGTGCTGGACGGCGTGGTCGAGGATGAGCGGTTCCTGGCGTTCCTGTATGAGCTGGACGACAGGAGCGAGTGGGTCGACTTTCGAGCGTGGGAAAAGGCGAATCCAGGGCTTGGCACCATTAAGAGTTATGAAGAGCTGGCGGCTAACGTTGAGAGGGCCAAGAATGACGCCAATTTCCTGCCCACCGTGCTGACGAAGGACTTCAACGTCCGCGAGACCAGCGCCGGGACGTGGCTGACTTTCGAGGAGGCCAATAACGAGGCCACGTTTTCGATGGATGAGATTCGGGACACGTACGCCATCGGCGGCGTGGACCTGTCGGCCACCACGGACCTGACAGCCGCGGCCATCTTGGTCATGCGTCCTGACGGTCAGCTCTACGCGCTCGTTCAGGGCTTTATGCCCGGCGACACCATCGAGCAGCGGTCCCGGGAGGACAAGGTTCCCTACGACCGCTGGGTCGAGCGCGGTTTGATCACGCCGTGTCCGGGAAATAGGGTGGATTACCGCTACGTGACAGACTGGTTTATTAAGCTCCGGGAGGAGTATGACATATCGGCCTACTGGGTCGGCTATGACTCCTGGAACTCGCCCGCCTGGGTCGAGGACATGGAAAGCCGGCTCGGCTACGAGCGGAAGCGGGACTTGATCCCGGTGATCATGGGCGCTAAGACGCTCTCGGCGCCGATGAAAGAGCTCCGGGCGGACCTCGGGGCGAAACGGATCAACTACAACAACAACCCGCTGCTCAAGTGGGCGCTCACGAACCTGGCCGTCGAGGTGGACAAGAACGAGAACATACGTCCCGTGAAGGGCACGAACAAGCGCCAGCGCATTGACCCTGCGGTGGCGCTCATTATTGCCTACACGGTGTTCCAAAACAAGTTTGAGGATTATAAAGCCTTGGTATGAGGGAGGTGGTCCGGTGTCTGAGAATCGTAATTGGCTCCAACGGCTGTTTGGGAATCTCCTGGCGCGGAAAACGGGCCTCTCCCAAGTGAAGATCATGGCGGGTTACACGCCGGTCTTTACGCCGTGGGGCACTAGGCCGTATGAGGCTGACGTCGTGCGGGCCGCCGTGGACGCCATCGCTCGGAATGCGGCTAAGCTCAAAGCCCGACACATTCGCCGGGTGGGTGGCGATGTGATCCCGCAGCCGGATAGCCATATACAAAGGCTTTTGCAGTTCCGGCCGAATCCGCGCATGTCGGCTTATGACTTTTTGTATAAGCTCGTATCTACGGCGCTCCTTGATAACAACGCGTGGGCGTATCCCTATTGGAGGGAGGGGCGCCTTCACAGCATTTGGCCTATTAACTGCACCGGAGCAGAGCTGTTGGAGGACGAGGACGGCGAGCTTTACGTTAAGTTTTACTTTGCTCAGCAACCCGCGGTCGTGCTGCCGTATGCGGATGTGATCCATATTCGCCGGCACTTTTACGACAACGACCTGTTAGGCAGCCCTAACGATCCGATCAACGCGACGCTTTCGGTGCTCCATACGACGCGGGAGGGGCTGGCTCAGGCGGTTAAGACGAGCGCCCATCTACGGGGGCTGTTGAAATTCTCCGGGCAGCTCAAGGAAAGCGATATCTCTAAAGCTCGTGAGCGGTTTGTCCAAGAGTATCTCTCGGTACAAAACACGGGCGGGATTGCGGCGCTCGATGCCAAGGCTGATTATGTTGAGCTTAATAGCGACCCCAAAATGGTTGACGCCGATCAAATGAAAGAGCTCCGCGACATGGTGTTCCGCTACTTCGGCGTTAACGAGAACATCGTCATGGGGCGCTATACGGAGGACGAGTGGAATGCTTTCTATGAGTCTACCATCGAGCCTCTGGCGGTCCAATTAAGCTTGGAATTCACGACCAAACTTTTTTCGGATCGCGAGCTCGGTCACGGGAATGAGATCGTGTTCGAAGCGAACCGACTTCAGTACGCCAGTGTGAGCACCAAGCTGGCGCTGGTCTCGATGGTGGATCGCGGAGCGATGACTCCGAATGAATGGCGCGAGGTGTTTAACCTGGCGCCCATTGAGGGCGGCGACGTGCCGATCCGCCGCCTAGACACTCAACCCACGACGGATGAGCCGGGAGGTGAGGACGATGCCGATTCCGACGCCGGAGCAGAACGAGACCAAGGATGAGTTCATCGAGCGTTGCATGGGTGACGAGACGATGAAAGAGGAGTATCCTGACGGCGACCAGCGCTTGGCGGTCTGTATGACGCAGTGGGATGAGCGCCAGGAGCGGGGTGAGAAAGTCCAGCGGCCCCAGCGAGAAATTCGGATGGCGGAGATTCGAGCCATCGAGCCGGCGGGCGATGAGCAGGAGATGATCGTCGAAGGCCGAGCTATTGTGTACGAAAGCCCGACGGAGCTCTATGAGATCAACGGGATCAAATACTTTGAGGTCATCGCCCGTGGTGCCTTGGAGGGCGCGGACCTGCGGGACGTGCCGTTCAAGTACAACCACAGCGACAACGTCATGGTCATGGCCCGCACTAGAAACAAGACGTTGGAGTTGATTCCCGACGAGCAGGGGCTGTTGGTGCGGGCGAAGCTGGCCAATACGACGGCGGGCCGGGACTTGTATGAGCTGATCCGTCGCGGTGACGTGGACAAGATGAGCTTTGCCTTCACCGTGGATAAAGATGAGTATGACCGAGAGACTCGCACTCGCCGCATTCTGCGGTTTAAGCGGATTTGGGATGTGTCGGCAGTCGATATGCCGGCCTACGATGATACCTACATCAGTGCGCGGAGCTGGGTCTTGGCGCAGGTGGAGACCGAGCGCCGGGCCGCGGAGGCGGCTAGACGCCAGCGACGGGCACTGTGGTTAAAAACGATCTTGAAAGGAGACTGAAAGAAGTGTTTGAAAAGAGGCTGCAGGAGATCGACGCCCGGCTTATTGAGCTTCGGGCGAAGTTGGAGTCGGATGAGGAGCTGGATTTGGAAGCGGTGGAGAAGGAGATCGACGAGCTGGTGAGTGAGAGGGAGAAGATCGCGAAGCGACTGAATGTCGCGGCGGCGATCCAGACCGGGGCGTACCAGGCGCGTACGGTGGATTCGACGCGTCGTGAGACGGCGGTTGAGCAGCGTGTGCTTGACCCCCACGATACTCTTGAGTATCGGCAGGCGTTCATGCGCTACGTGACCCGCGGCGAGCGCTCTGATATCCTGGAGTTTCGTCAGGACGAGATGACGCTGCCCAGCGACATCGGCGCGGTCATCCCGACGACGATTATCAATCGAATCGTCGAGCGGATGGAGGAGACGGGCCGTATTTGGTCGAGGGTTACCAAGACCAATTTCCGCGGCGGCGTGGAGATCCCGGTCGCCGACGCGAAGCCTGTCGCCACGTGGGTCGCCGCCGGGCAGATGGCGGATAAGCAGAAAAAGCAGGTTACGGGCAAGATCACCTTCAGCTATCACAAGCTGCAGGTCCGTGTGTCTGTTGAGCTTGTCGCCTCGGTGGTGGCGCTGCCGATCTTTGAGCAGAACGTGGCTGACAATGTAGCCGAAGCGATGGTCAAGGCCATCGAGCAGGCCATCATTTCTGGCTCTGGCACCGGACAGCCGCTCGGTATCGTGAATCACACGAACATCCCGACGGAGCAGGTTGTCGAGGTTACGGCCGAAGAGTTCGGTCAATACCAGACCTGGCCCGAGCTGTTCCGCAAGATGCCTCGCAGCTACCGTAATGGGATGGTCCTGGTGATGAACGATGCCGATTTCGGCAAATACATCGAGGGCATGACCGACGCGAATGGCCAGCCTGTCGCCCGTGTGAACTACGGATTGAACGGCACCATCGAGGAGCGGTTCTTGGGCCGGGAGGTCATCGCGGTCGAAGACCTGCTGCCTTCCATCGATGATGCTGCTGAGGGTGATGTCGTGGCGATTCTCTTCCGTCCCTCGGACTACATGGTCAACAGCAACCTGCAGGTGACCTATCGCCGCTACTTTAACGAGGAGACGGATGAGTGGGTCCACAAGGCGACGATGATCGCCGACGGTAAGCTCGCCGATCCCTACGGCGTGGTTCTGATCAAGAAGGCTGAAGAGTAAGCAACGTGGCGCCGGGGCTGATGCTCCGGCGCCTTACTTTAATGGGGTGATGGCGATGGCCTTGCTCGATGATGTAAAGTTGGCCTTGCGTATTAGTCCTACCACTATTGCCTACGACGACGAGGTGCAGGACCTGATCGAGGCCGCCAAAGCGGATCTCAAGCTGTCTGGCGTGGACCCGGATAAGCTGGACGAGTCTGACCCCCTCATCAAGAGGGCCATCGTCACGTACTGCAAGGCCCACTTCGGGTTTGACAACGCCGACGCCGAGCGACTGGAGCGGGCCTATGACATGCTCAAGGCACACCTGACGCTATCGCAAGAGTATCGGGAGGCGTGAGCGGTGCTATTTAGGGATGTGATTGAGCTTCTGTCAAGGACGCTGGAGCAGGATCCGCTCACGGGTGAGATGCGAGAGGTCGAGACGGCCCGGCAGGTGTTTACCAACCGCAAGTCAGTGCGTCAGTCGGAATTCTACGCGGCGCATATGGCTGGGTTGATGCCTGAGGTCATGTTTGAGGTGCGCTCCATCGAGTATCAGGACGAGCGAGCGCTTTACTATCAAGGACGGCGCTACGAGATCATTCGCACCTATGATCGTGGTGAGATTACGGAGCTAGTCTGCACTGGCGAACAGGGGTGATGGCGGTGGAATTTAAGTTTGACATGCAGGGCCATAAAGCCATCATCCGCCAGTTCGGCGAGATGCGACGAGCCAGCCAGCGGGCGACCGTCACCAAAGCGGCACGTGTAGCTGCGAAGCGGATCGGCGAAGAGGCCCGAAAGAGGGCGCCTAGACATAAACCCGGCCCGAGCCATCCCGACAAAGGCCACGCTTACAGGACCATCAAATGGGTGCTGGTGGACAAGTGGCCCGACCGGGCGACGTTTGCCATTGGTCCTACTGACTGGGGCTTCTACCTCGCTTTTCACGAGACGGGCACGTCGAAAATGCCGGCCCGCCCTTGGCTTCGTCCGGCGCTGGACGCTGTAGGTCAGAAAGCGGTGCAGGAGGCTGGCGACGTGTTCCGGGAATCCGTGCTGCAGGCGGCGATGAAAGCGCGAGGAAAGCGGTGATGCCATGGCGCTAGAGGTCGAAGTGCTGGTGCGCCAGCGCCTGTTGGCCTCGCCAGAGGTTCAATCTCTAGTTGGCACTAGGATTTTTCCAGTGGGCGGGCGACCTGATAAAGGGCCGGAGGCGTCGCTCCCGGCCATCACGTATCAACGGATATCGAATCGGTGGCTCGCGTCGCATGAGGGCAGTCTTGGCGGGTCGGCGCCGCTGGTGCAACTGTCGTGCTGGGCGAAGACGTGGAGCGAGGTCCGGGAGCTGGCCCGAGCGGTTCGGGAGGCGCTTGACGGCTGGGTCGATTATACGACGGACCCGCCGATTCATGGCGTGACCATCGAGAGCGATCTTGATGAGTATG